CACGCAGTCGAGAAACATCAGGCCGCTTTTTAATTCGTCTCCCATAATCAACAAGTGCCTGACTGCATCCGGCTCACTTAGAAAGGGTACTGGTAGGACAGACATCATACTACTCCTAACCGAGAAATACCCAAGCGCCTGCAGAGCGCCCATAAAATCCCGCGCCGCTCCCTGGATTAAAATTCGTCCCATCTGCCAATATAATCATCCCATCGCGGGGCTTATCCGGCGCAGCATTAAGTTCCACAAGAAGCACCTCCTCAACCCCAAGGAAGGCCTCTGCAATTCTCCGTAACTCCTGCGCGAGGTAAGTTGCCAATACAGGGTTCTCTGTAGTAAAAGGAGGGCTCTCCGGTTCGTACCTCATTATATCTCTCCTAACAGTTCAATATCCATATCATATCCATGAAGTTCCCAACCTACATTTGTTGAGGACTGAAATCTAATTGCTAAGAGTGGTCCGTTTGCAGAAGCATCGACATATTGATCGGTCCCTGGGGTGAAAGTCACTGCAGGCTCATAGGTTATAGGTCCATCTATGAATTGCTGGCTCCCAACTCGGACTTCGAACGGACCCCCCTCAGCCTTCACCCAAACGCGCTTTGCCAACTTCCGGCGAGAAACGTCAACCTTGGGGCGCCCGTTGCGGTCAGTCCCCACCAACGCAATACCTTCCCGCTCAACAAAGCTGGTCATATTAGCTAAATTAAACTGGTTCGTGTCGTCCAATTTGAAAAGTTTGGTATTCGTGGGGTCAAGTTGTAACAGACTTAGGGCCTGAGGGAAGAACTGCCTCGCCTGCCAAGTCGAAGCATCATCATCCCAAGCCTGTGCGTCGGAGTTCCAACTTTGGAGTACTCCGGTCTCATCTACAACCCCCTCTGCTATGAAAGCGGCTTCGGACAATTCGCGAATACCTATTGCACCCGTCTTGGTACTCCAGGTAATTGCCAACGATGGAAGCGTCGAGCCTATCTCAGCAAAACAGAACCACATCTCATCTTCGATAGGGTTGCTGAGTGTAAAGCTGGCAGCCAGTCTGTCCGGATTTATATTGTTGTTGATAAACCTCTTCCACAACTTATCAACGACGCTTTCAATACTCTGCCCATTGTGGATGATTAGGTCGTCCCCAGTCATGACAAAGTGTTGTGAAGCGTTTGGGAGTGCAGAAACACACCTATTCGTAAGTATACCAGTACTCGCGAACATTGGGAAGAACCTGAATATAAACCGGCCTCCAATGTGTTGCATCCCCCACGTTGAGTTGTCCTTATAGATAACAAGGATATCGCGCAACAACCTTGCGTCTTGGATTACCCCTGCTTGACTATCAGATAGTTCGACCTCCCCAGCATCTGACGTCGCGTCAGCAGCGTCCCAACTTGAAGGAACGGCACCAGGGTCCGCCGGGTGGCTCCATTTTACCATGTGGGGTTTTGCAATCCCGGACTCAGTAATATGTAATGCTACGAGAAAATTCTTAAAGGCGCGCATGTATTTTGCAGTCGTAGCTGCAGGCCAATTCGGCAAATCAACTAGCACCTGTGAGACGGATATTGGGCTCCAAGACTGCGGCACATCGAGACCGTTGGTTATGACTGGGATGCCTGCAAGAATTCCTCCATTCCACTTATCCGACGCCGCCCCAGTGTAATCCCCACCTATCGCACGAGTAATGTCTGTGTGGACCCCACCTTGCTCCAGCATAAATACCTTCGCAAGCCCTGCATATAACCAAAATGTATCGGTTGCTGTTTGGACTGCGAGTGCCCAATGTGGGGCGATGCTTGGGGGGCCGAATACCGCTGAATGCCCAGTGAATTTTAGAACTTTATTGTCCTGGAAGCGAATGTTCTGCGCGTTGCTCCAGGCCTCCGGCGCCAACAAGTGTGGAGGGAGGTCCCTAACAACCCCTATCGAGCCAATGTTGTGTATTGGGATGCGCGGCATATTGCTTTAACTCCGCTTTCTCTTAAGCAAGCTCTTCTTCCTCACCTTCGAGCGGAGGCTCCCTTTCCCTCCACGGGACTTATGGAGGTTCTTGAAGAATACAACTTGCTTCTCTCTCTTCTCCGCTTCAGCGCGAGAGGAGAAAGTGCCGAGGTTGCGCCCCTTCCGACTAACAAGACGAAACTTCCCATCGACCGTTCTTATCGTCACCTTATGATACTCCCACCACCCGGCCTGCATAGTGCGTTATATGTGTCAGACTTTTCTCCACCGTATCGACGCTTTATGGCACCGATGGAGGAGCCTTCGCAGAGCCACCACTCAGCATTGCTCAGGCTCTCATCCATCACCTTGGCACCACCTTCCTTGATCGCCGTACGGATTGCAGAGCCTTGTGGGGTGAGCCCACAGGCACCGAGGAACAAAGCCGCGCCGATAATAACCATCATTCGCATGACTTAGTTCCCCCGCTCCTTTATCACGAAGCCGAGCATCGCAGCCACTGCGACACCCAGCTCCGTGACATAGCTCCACCCCATCCAGTCCTCGACGCCAGGGAAGAACACTGCCACAGCCACTGCAATCGCAGTCTAACGCGACGCCTCTTGGAACCTTTTGAGTATAGTGTTCATAGGCTCTCTCCTTCTACATACTTTCGATAGAGATAAGTCCAGTGTGCTGCGTCACCAGCACCTTCAAAGGTATTATAATATCGCTTCCAATAAAGACCCAAAGCTTCAAAATCGCCGGCGGCAGGTAGCAGTTCAGGAACCATCCAATACTTAATGCGCGCAATTGCACAGACAAAAACCGGATTACTAGTGAGCTGCTCCGAGGTCGTAAATGCCGGGATGCGAAGGTCCTGAACAACATCAAGAAGTTCGGGTCGTTTAGGCAGGTAACGATTATAAACATCGCGAAAAGTCGCAGGTTCGATTTGGAAAAAGGATAACGCTGGGCCACTATCCTGTTCGCGAGCCTCAAGCCCACTTTCTACGAGCGCTGTGCCCAACAACAGTTGCTCGGAGGCTGTATTCCCAAGGCGCGGCTCTGCAATCGCTAAGTGCTGCAACGGAGGTCGAATGAAATGATCTAAAAACTGCCTAGGGGGGATCATATTTCTAATCCCTCCTACCTGACGATGGAAGAATACTCAAAATCCTATCGAGGGCCTGTCGCGTATCTCGACGGAATTCCCGCTGCTCACGAGTGAGACTTTCGATCTTCTCTCCAAGAACACCCTGCTTTTTATCCATCTCTATGATCTTCTCCTGCACGTCACCTTGACGCTTAATTTTACTCTCTAGAGTATCTACCCGCTCTTTCATCTGCCCCCAGCCCAGTCCACCTATCGCTGCGATGCTGATGATTGATATTGCTAGGGTAAGAGGTATGGTAAGTCCTCGAGAGTTCACTTCAAGCTCCTCTCGATTGTGCGTCCAGCTCGGAACATATCACGTCCCCAGGGATCATCCAGAAAGAATTATGAAGAGCAAAACTGCACGTAACATTGGTATACAAGCCCCGGTCATTTTGGCCCCTTTGTCGGCCAGACGGCGCTCAGCGCCGTGGGATTGGGCGTGGCCTGGATTTGCGCGGCCAGCACGCTCAAGCTCAGAGCATTGAGTGCAATCAAATCGGCGGCGTGCTGGTCGGCCAAGATGGGGTTGCCGAGCAGGCGTTCCTTGCGCTCCTCGATCTTCAGGTGGGCGATCTCGGAGGCCTGGCCGGTTGCAATCCGCTCGGCATGGATCTCACGTGCCTTGGGCATGTTAACTGCGGGCGCTCCCGTGCCAGGCTTCTCCCAAGCGTTGCGGAACTCGCGCGAGGCCGGTATTTGCGCCCGCTCCATAACCTCGACATTGGTTGCATCGCCGGGCACATCTTTGACCTGAATGACCGCAACCGCTTCGTCCTCGGTCATGTTATCGGCCATTAGTTCGGCGATCCTTTGGGGGGCAGGGCAGACGATGGAAACCCCTCCATCCGGGCGGCTATAGACTATGCGTTTGGTTGTCATTTACTGATCTCCCAATGCGGCGGCGAAGATCCTTGTAGGGTCCACCGCAGTACCATCAGTACTGTGGTCGATGCTGTATACAGTGAATGAGCCTACCTGTACCTGGTCCGTGACCATGAAAGCCGCAGCGCCGTCCGCCACATCAAGGGCGCATAATGTAATGCAGTAACTCAACGATGAAAAATTTGTCGTCAGATGGACGGTCCAGTTCCCAACTCCGTTATCGGTAATACTGTTAACATTTAGTGAGGCATCTATAGTTCCAGTACGTTGGAATTCGGCCCACACCTTGGCCACGCCAGGATTATGCCTGATTAGATCCGGCGGCGCGTAGGAGTCCTCGTTGGTTTCGGCTTCGATGGCGGCTTGGGTTGCTTGGAGAACGCGGGTCTCCCGCGCGGCGATTGCCTGGGCCACCCTCAGCGCCGTCCATGCACGCTCAACTGTCTCCGTACCAGCCTCAGCTTGGGCCTGCGTCACAGTGTTGTTGCCAAGTAGAGTCAATGCGTTTACTGTGAGCGTCGCTGAGCCAATGAACGCAAGGAACAACGTCCCATTGCAGACAACAATCGCCGTTGATCCATTTGGCACTGTTAACGTCGCAGCGCCGTTTATCGTCTCCGCCACATTAGGGTCAATAATAACCTCCCCCCCATTTGCAATAGCGAGGAATATATGCTGGTTTCCAAGGGTCGCTGCAGCAGTAAGCGTCAATGTCAACACCGCAGTACAATTAATCACCGTCATATTATCACTAACAACGACCGTATATGCACCAGACTTCTCCTGGACCCTCCAAGCTGCCCCCGCCATCCCAGGGAATGTAGCCTTTATAACCTTCTTAACAAGACGCAGATGATCATCGCCCTCGCTCTTCGCATCCGTCCCAGGGGGATTGGTAATTACCAAATCGTCAATGAATGAGCCGGTTTCGAGTCCCATTTAATCATTACCTCCCATTACGTAGCGACGACTGGAATGTATTCGAGCCTCGTTCTCTACCAACATAAGCGCGCGGCCCTCCACTGCCCATCGTGAAAACTGCGCCGTGGCGTCTTTATCCCGCAGTCCTGGGGAAAACAACCTCCCCGCCTCACCAATCAGAAGATATGGAAAATACCTCAACCAATCGTTCTCGATATTAGTGGATAATACAGTATCCGCCTTATAATAAACCATCTTGAGCGTATATATTGCGTCAGGCGTCGGGAAGATACGGAAATACTTTATGTCAAGAGCATACGCGATGGGCTTCCCACTACCTGGGTATTTACCTCGAAGAAATGCGAGGTCCTCCTTTGCCAATTCCGTCCACGTATCATCGTCGCCTCCGGTCCCCGCTACGAAATACCATAAGGGGTCCTCCTCCCACTCCCGAAGGAAGTTGCTCGGGATTGGGATGCGTTCTTCATCTGCGACTGTCACTATACTTGAGACCTCCGTCTGCAAGAACCAAGGCAAAACTGCCCCACGTTCTAATATGACCTGAGCTTCCTGGAGGGCATTGATGATCTCCGTCTCCTTATCAGTACGGAAGCCGAGTGTCTGTTGTATGCGCGTGCGGGCGGCGTCTCTCATCATGTTGGACTCTCCTCCGTCCAGGCTCCGCTAGCCGCAGCCTCTCCACTCCAATTGCCAAGGGAGGTCTTCCCAACCAGCCAACCAGAGCTATCGACTATTGTGAAGGTGTTTGCTACACCTACCCAAGAGTAGCTACCAACGCTCGCTGCAACTAGACGCCCGTATTCCAACGATGCAACAGTACCTACCCAAGAATACGTCCCTGACACGGCATCTAAGATAGAGTCGAACCTAAGGTCGGCAACAGTGCCGGTCCAGGTATAGCTCCCGCCGGCTGCCACCACGAGGTATCTCGCCTCAAGTAAGGACGCCACGCCAGTCCAAGTATAGGAGCCTGCTATCGCAGCCAGGATACGCGCCGCTTGGAGCCCCACTGTGGTTCCAGCGAGAGTGTAGCCACCACCGCTGGCGGCAATGGCAAAGCTCTCCCATAGCTCAATGTCCGAGTCCCAAGACTGGCTATCTGCGTCCCAAGTGGTCACAGGGTGACCTCCCTCCTAGGCTATCGTAAACATACTGGTGCCAAAGTCCACCGTGAAGGTCTCGCCAGCGTTAAGGGTGATAGCGCTGCCATAGTCCCACCAGGAGATGAGCGGATCGAGCGGGGACGCCGGCGTATCATTGTAGAGCGCAGTATAGCGGAAAGGTCCAATGGTGCCACCACCAGCAGTCCACACGATATCGACGCCGGTGCAGGAACCCGTACCGGCCGCTTCAGTATAGTCATTCGCAGTATCGGCACCGCCTGCGGTGTAACCGTTGCCGGCAGAGATCTCCGCGAGGTCCGTCTTGATGCTATCCAGAGAGGCGCTCGGCGCTGCGTTGGATAGGTAGCACTTGAGCTGATGTCCTGCAGCATGAAGCTGATGCACGCCCTTGCCTAATTGCAGCACGAAGTCCTCGAACTTGTTGAACGACGCCATTGCTCAGACTCCTAGTTCACCTTCCTATCGTAGGTAACCTGCCCGGTTCCATCAACGAAGCCCTCGTGCGTTATTAGGAAGGACTTATCGCATTTCATGCACTTGAACCCTATGGCGCGTGCCATCTCGCTATGTGGACGGACCACGATGATGAACCCAGTGTGCCCACAGCCGCCGCAGCGCATCTTCATATCTGGGAACGCAGCCTTGCCTTCCTGCAACCCTATGATCCCAGGCTCAGCCTTCAAGATGTAGTGTCTTGGTTGCGCCATGCTACCTCCTTATTTCGGGTAATATCGCACCAACGATATATCACCCGAAAGTTAGTCCAACGCTTCTCATCCACATGACTCAGCAATCTCGACTCGAGCGACTCAGTTGACATTATCACCTGCAGCCCCCGTCACCAAGATGTCGATACCGTCATTCGTATTATCTGCCGCTGCCGGTACATCCCATCGCGCTAATCCTCCTCACTCTCGTCCTCGGCAAGCTCAGCGAACACATTGAGCCCCTTAATACTCCGGTCAGTTATGCGAATTCCCATATCGGCGGGCACTTCCTTGCTTGAGCCTTGGGGAGGGACACTAAGCATCCCAACCGACCCCTTAATCGTAACCACGACCTTCTGACCGATGTTGAAGGCTTTAACCTCCTCATCGGTCAGATCGAGCGTGATCGTCTCAGGGCGGTCGGAGCCTTCATGCAACTCCGATAGGTGTAGAGCCACGCTTAGGTCCCTCCTAAAGCTTAGCCAGCGATCCGGCTGATCGCCTGGCCATAGGTGTCAATGGCCTTTGAGACACCTCTAACCCCAATGTAAGGCTTGAGGTCAGTGGTGTCGGTGAGAGCGGTCGAGGTTGCCACGAGGACGTCATTGACATACATTCTCGCGATGCGCAGAGTGTCGATCGTGATCTTGAGGTGGTACTGGGTACTCACTGCGACGGCGGCGATCCCTGCATCAGCGACGGTATCCGTACCCCCGATAGAGAACACCGTCTCCCACTTACCGCTGTTGACCCCGGCCTCATAGCGGAAGAAGACCTGGTCGGCGTCTGTCACCTTCACGTCGGTGTTAGTGAGCTTCAAGCCAGCCCAAATGATCGTGGAGGCGATAGACACGCCGGACTTGAGCCAACACTCCCACTCCACTTCTTTATCGGTGCCCCACGTCACCGTTTCCCACTGAGACAAGTCGGTAATGAGATGTGGGACAATTATCGCCTGGTCGTTGGCACCGCCTGCGGTGGTCAGTGTGAGACCGCCCTCTACGTTGCGAGTAACCAGTGCGGTGGTCATGTTGGTGCCGAGGATCTCGAAGAGCTGGTCGGCTATCTCAGCGCTGACGGAAAGCGCCTGCAGGTAGCCGACACCATGAATGAGGTCAGCGTTGAGAGAAGGCTTCCCATGCTCCCCCGCAGTCCACGTAAGTTCATAGCGCTTTGACATCCCAATGCCAGTCCTACGCCCCCCAAGTTGCGTATGACCGCCGACCTTTGTCTCGAGCTTGTCGAGACCTTGGATGGTCCCGCCTTGGATGTTAACCTGCGACATCTTACTTCCTTTCTATGCGGGTGGAGGCTACCTGCCCCAATTTCACCCTCACCTTGAGACTGCAACGCCCAAAAGCCCGACAGCCTTGTTTGAAGGCCCAGCCCTAAGACCTAGCCCCGTTATGTTCCAACTAGGAGCTTATCCCCTAATCGATCTCGCCGAGATACCCGCAGGTCAGTCCGCCATAGCGGACTTCCAAGCCGGCCTCAGTGAGCCATTGACCACGACGCAGGTCCTCATCCTTATTCTGGATGTTATCCATGAACTTGGTATCGCGGTTCTTCATTGGACGCCAGCGCAACGCGCTGAAGTCGATAATGAACATCGCCTGACTATAGAGTGGATGGCGGTTCATCAAGGGGTGCGTCCGTAAGAACAGTCGCCCTTGCGGAAGAATGAACTCGCGGAAGTTCATGCCGAACTGCTTGATGACCCCACCAAACTGGATTTGAGTGTTCCCATCCGTTTGGATCATCTTGTTGAGAGTGTTAAGCGCAGTATTCCCACAGAAGGCGATCCGCTCATCGCCGGCCTGTGTGTCAAAGTCGAACACAGGAAACACCGCGTCGAGGAAGGTTGAGACCGTCGGGCTGCCGGAGAAAACGGTAGTCGTCGCACTTGGGATGAATGCTCTCAGCCCATCCATAGTACGCAACGGCTTCCCGTTTGGTCCGGTGGCTTCGTGCTTCCTTGACCATAGGAGAGCAGTCTCAATATCCCTCGCGTGGTCGAACGCCCGGCGCTTCTTGTCGTTCGCGACGGGATCGCCGGTGCGAGTTTTGGTTTCCGCCGCAGTCCCTGTCAGCTCGTATGAGGTCTTGAAGATCTGACAGAGATTGTTGTACTTGATCGGGTTGCGCGACACCGCGTCCGCTGCAGCCGTGCCTTCGGCAAACGCTGTGCCAATCTTGAAGAGATTGGCGTTGTCGCCGATGGCGGCAGCAGTTGTCCCAGCAGCACCACGCTTGACGGTGAACTGGGTTTCGCTTGCGACGCTGACGACTTCGACAATCTCGTGATCGAACGTCGCGTTGTCTGTGGTCGGTTCTACCAACAACAAGTCGCCAGCTACGAGGTGTGTTGCGACCCCCCAGACGTTCCCTGGCGAACTTGCCGACGGGTCTGCGCTATCAACCACGATAGTCAGATCGCCAGCACCCAGTGCACCATCCACCGTCAGGCGAATAATGTCATTGGGTTCGTCCCACCAAGAGAAGTCGGGATCGTTAACACTCTCCTTCTGCACCCTCGCCATCAAGGCGAAGATAGGTGAAGTTCCGTTAGGATTACGGAACAAAATCAGCTCGCGGAAATTCTTGGGGCGTTCGTCCGCTCCCCAATCTCCGGTGCCGCGTAGTCCTGCTACAGCAGCCATAGGTGCTTACTCCTTTTCAGTCCAGATCGAGGTCCTCTATTGACATCTCCTCGGCGAGTACCTCGAAGGGATTTGCGGGTGGGGGTGCTGTGCCCCCTGGCGAGCCACTCTTTGCAGGTTGGAACGCAGGGGTCTTCGGGGCAGGAACATCCAGCGCCGGCTGCCCGCCATCTCCAGGCGGGATTTTCAACGCCACCATCACTTGCGCCCCAACGTCGCGGATAAAGTCCTCCGCCGGGGCGTTAGGATATAGATGACGATATGCCAAGCCAAAGCGGCCCACAGTCTCGGCGTGCTGGGCACGGTCGATATGCGGGTTGGAGGTGTAGAACTGATCCTCCAAGACCTTCGTATCGTCGCGTCCAACGAGCACACTCTCCATCATACTCGGGAGGTGTGTGATCATATGAGCTACTGCTCCGGTCACAGCATCCATGTAGACTTTGGCCATGAGCTCAGGGATAAGAGCTGCATCACCATCGTCAAGGCGTTGCACCTGATCTTCAGAAAGATTGTAGACAGTAGAGGCAACATTCGCCTCCATCTCACCACGGTTCTTCTGGTATGTTTCCCGAATTTGCTCCATCGTAGGTGCAGGAGCAACTGGATCCGGGGGCTGCGCGGCAGGCACGGCCGAGGGTGCAGTAGGCGGTGGCTGCTCAGGCTTGGCTTCCACAGGGGTAGGCGGTGGGGGAGCTTCTCCAGGCTTCGGCTCGGCAGGCGGGGTCTCAGCCACCGCCGGCGGGGCTTCAGCGGGAGGAGTTTCCTCCACAACCTTCTCTGTGGGCTTTTGCCCTTCAGGCGGCTTCTCTTCGACGGGGACAACTTCCTCATCGAGATCATCCGCCTCATCTTTCAAGAAGTCGTCGAGGCCTTGTTTTTGGGCAGCAGCCTCAGCAACAGTCGCATCGACGACGACGACTTCGGGAACCTCTGGAGGGGGAGCCTCCACGGGGGGCGTCTCCGCAGGAGGGGTTTCCTCCACTGGGGGCTCCGGCCCAACCTTCGTCTGCTTCTTAGCCATATTCAAAACTCTCCTCTTCCTCTTCCTCAGGAGCTTCGTCCTGTGCAAGCTGGTTAATCACCTCTTTGGCATCTTCCAACATCGCTGCAGGAATTTCGCGGATCGTGCGGATAGTCGTAAGCGCCATGCGGTATTCTCGAAGGGCAATGTCGGATAGTTCCTGCCCAGGGTCCAAGATTGTCCCGAGCATATGTTGTTCCTTCTCTTCCAAAATCCCATTCAACATCGCCCACCCTTCACTAGAGGTGAAGGCTCTCATTATATCCCTGGTCTTTATTGCCTCCGCCTTCGCGAAAGAGCGGTGCTCATCTGCCATGATACCTTACCCTGATGGTCCTACTTGGGAAGTCTGCGGAGCGGAGACCCTAGTAAGGTCACGCTGCGCTCCTCCGAGCGGAACGACATTTCCACTTTCCGCAGCCTGTGCGACCGTTGCATCAGGCTGTACTTGTACCCTAAATTGATTAATGTTCTTTAGTCCTGCCAATTGGGCCACCCACGAGAATATCTTGCTGAGATCGTATTGCGCCATGAGTTCTGGGAAGTTCCTCATTTGTCCTAGCAGTTCTCTCCACAAATTCGCCTGGGCGAAACGGTCTGCAGGAAGTGTCCCGTCTATAGGAACAAAATCGTAAAAACCTTGGATCGTCGCCGCATCAACATCAACAAACTCAGGCCCAGCCTGCTCCGCAAGGTCGCCAACGAGGCGGAATTTCCTTTCCAACTCATAATATTGCTGGGAGTTCTGCACCAACATCTGCGACATTGGCCCCCAACCCATTGCAGAGAAATATTCGGCAGAGGTTTTAAGTCGATTAATCCCAAATGTGGAGGAGGTCCTGACCTCCGTTGCAGTTTTCCTCCCACCCTGCGCGGAGAGGAGGCCTTGGAGTTGGTCGCTCACCCCCGTTGCTCGTTGACCAATCTGGTTCATAACTTCCAGATCGGTAAGGTGCCCACGGGTGACGTCTACTACAGGGAACTGGTGGATGGCCGTCCTCATGTCCGACCCGTAGGCTGCAGGCTTGGCGCGGATCGTCCCCCCAGGCCATGGATCAAGGACATCCTTCATCACGATGCGGGAAGGATCAACGATGAATTGGTTATTAAGGGTCTTACGCACATTGTATAGGTGGCTGTTAATCAACCAATCCATGGTATCCTGGATTGGCTTTATAATCTCTGGGATGCCTCTATTTGCAATTGAATACCCTTCAGGCTCCAATTCGATTACTTGGAAGGGGAATTTGTTGTGGTATGCGCCGAGGGGTTGCGCACCAATGACATGCACCCAGTCCGAAGTAACAGTAAATACCCACTTCTCCGGCCTCTCTCCCTTCCCTAACCCCCAAGCGCTTGGGATCAGTTCAATGTGGCACTCAAACCCCTTTATAACGTCTGCGGTTTTACGAGCGGAAAGCTCCCCAAATATGTCGTCGGTGGCGGGGAGTTCAAGTTGGGCAGAGCCTTGCTCTCGGGCTCCTTGGAGCCTCGTCCCTCCATCCTTGCGCAATTTATCAATATTTGTGTAGAAACCCGCATCTCGACGCCGAAGGACAGTATTCCATCCGAGTTCGAAGTAAACAGCGCAAAACTCTCCCTCTTGGAACTTTGCAAGCGGCACTCGCGGGTCTGGGAAGAAGTCAAAGGGGCGGATGTTGTATATTCGGTTCCCGACATAACCAGGGACAGTCTTGGAGACCTTTCTCTTTTTCTTCTTCCCTGTGGGGATCAGGCCGAGGAACTGTTCATCGACCTCGATAATCTCCGAGATGACACTCTCCTCCTCGTCCCAGAACATACCAAGAACCCCCTCCCCGTACTTCCCAACATCGAGGAGCCATATGTAGAAAGGAACAAGCATCCCTCCAACTTGCACTTGGTAGTCAATGAGTGCTTCAAGAGCTTGAATTTGCTGCTCGCTCTCTCCATGCCGCCCGGAGTACTGCAATATTGGCACTCGGGATAGGAACACCGTAGTCCAATAGGTGTGAGAGGCCATTAAGACCCCATAGGAATAGGGGATAACAATAGTCGTAAACTGAGGCTTCCCTTGTTCCCGAGTAACTCTTCTCGCTGCATCCACGTCGCGTTCAGGAAGGAACGCCAATGCAGCCTCTTCCGCTGCAATCCATTTCTTATGGCGGTTTGCATAGATGCGCTTTGAGAAGCGCACTCTATCACGCACTCCGTCGATTATGCGCTTCGAGAGGGTTCCACCAGGCTTTATATCTAGGGTTAATGAAGGCATCAAGGCGCTCCCCCTGCATATACTAACCGTGGGATATCTGCCTCATCTTCCATTATGTCGCTCCAAGCCTCATCGCCGGCGTCGTAACTAGGCCCAGTTAGCTCAGCCACGGCGATTGCCGTTGCTTCGATTAAGTCATCATGAGAGACGCTAGGATAAGTGCGAAATTGAGAAATGAATTCAGTGTGTTCTTTCTTAATAAAGAATACCTCATTCGACGTAGGGCCACTCAATCCGTCAACAATCCTGTCGTACTTCTTACGTTTATCACGATACTCCTTTATAACGAAGTATCGTTTTTGTTGCTGCATCGCCTTCTTCAGCAGCCAGGATAATGTCTTTTGATAAGCGACAGTCTCTACAACAACACACCTCGGGTGCCATTTAATACAAAGACGGAAGAACTCCATAATCGTCCAGTCGGGCTCGTGCCCGCGGTTGAGGGAGTATTCGAGAAGGAAGAACTTACCCTTATACTTCCCGACGATGGAGAACGCTTCATAATCCTTCCCGCGGAGACCCTTTTTAATCTGGATATCCGTTGGGGGAGGTACTGGGTCTACAACGATAACAATCTGCATGAGCTGCGTCTCAGGTGCAACGTCGTAGAATTGCAGCCATTCTTCCCGAAAAGCTGAAGTCTCCGGGGAGACTAAGATGCACTCCTTCTCTCTAAGCCAAAGGGATAGCTTATTGCGATGGATTGCAGCCTCCTTCATCTCACGGAGGTCCTTCGTAGGCCAGCGCGCCTCCCAACATGAGACTTGTTGATGGAGTGGTAAGCTGGCGGTCTCCGGAGTCCAACATCCAAAGACCATAGACTTCCAAGCTAAGTCGGATAGAGCTTTACAAGAAGCATCTTCCTTGTCCAAGGGTGTCTGCAACATGACCATCTTCGCATCAGGGCTCTCCGTTGCAGGGGCGAGGGAGTTCTGTAATGCGCCCAAGATTAAGTCTTCGATCTTATTTCGCTGCTCGTCGGTGGCGGAGTTCTCCTCATTTATAACATCATCGATCACAATCAAATCTGGGCGAAAGTCCTCAAGATTAATCCCGCGGATGGAGCCGGTAATCCCGAGACCGAGTATCCAAATCGGATACTCATCAGTCCCATGCCATATCTCTGCCTCCGCGTCCTGCCACTTCTTCCCAGGAGATAAGTTAAACACTGACTTATAGGCATGATTGTGGTCTACCTGTGTCCGAAGCCAATGGACACTGCGGAGAGCGTGGCCTTCAGATTTGCTAATGTATAGTATTGTATGGGCGAGCCCATAAGCAATACGCTTCGCCGTATACATGCGGAGGATGGAGGTCTTCGCCCCATCGCGGAAGACTTGAGCATTGACTAGCCGATGATTGGAGTCAAGGAGGTCCCAGAGCTCTTGGTGGAATGGCGCAGATGGCTGGCGGACTGTTTTTGGGAAGAACGTCTTAGCAAATAGCCCACTATCCACTGCGCAGAGGGTAACGAGTTCCGCTAAATCATCCGCGCTGGTGGGGAGACTATCCAACATTACCTCTTTCTCCCACTCCACAGATGGACATGGAATGTTTCTGATGATAACTCTGGAAAGTCGCCAATATCATCAACGAACTCAAAGCGCTCAGGGAATTTCGTATGAGGATCAAACCACTTCGCGACCTCGACCGCGATATAGCGCCAAGAAGGCCCAAAGATATATTGCACAACAGGCGCGTATAACCGGCGAACTTGCCACCAAGCGTCGGAGGTGTGTTTAAGTTTAATCTCGATGATTGTGATTGAGCCGCGGCGGAAGTCGATGATAAGCGCGTCAGGCTGGCAATATAAGAAGTCCCCACGCCCTTGGGATTTAAATTTAATCCAGGGCGCAATAATGTATCCAAAGGGGAACCCCTCGGTGATATACTGATGCGCCTTTCTTTCATAACGGATGCCATCCGCCCGCGCCTTGCTTCTAGGTCTCCTCGGTACTATAAACGAGGGAGGTACGACAAACTCAGCACTACATACCTCCCCCGCGGGATAGAACCTACGCGGGGGTGTACAAAGCCCTTGGAGATTGGTGTTGCTCAGGCTCTTCCTCCTTTAATTGCTCTTGGGGATGGGCATTAGCGAGCCGCATCTTATCCCTTGCACGGGCGAGGAGTTCAGGATCAGCACTCAGTACAATATTAACCTGGGTGTTGTTGGTGCGGGAGTCTTGCTTCTTCCCGAAGCCGAGGGCCTTAAGCGCCATCGTAGCCGTATCATTCACAATCCCAAGACCAATGCTGTGGCGTTCGGCACGGATGCGCTCTTCGAGGACTTCTAGGGAAACCCCTGCAACTGCCTCAACCCTATCTATGATACTCATGGAGACGTTCTCATTATGCTCCCCTCGTCGGAGCGCCGAGTATTCCCTGAAAATGTCGGAGTTTCTGATCACGGAGAGCCAAGGCTCCGTAACGCCGAAATACTCAGCGCACTCCCCCATAGACTTATCAGGGTTCTGGAGTTCCCAATCGACAATGCTCTCGTGCCAAAAGGATACCTTTTTAACCTGGTTCATTGCCATTGGGAGGGCCCTTCCTCACCTGGGGGTGTCTCTCATTGCCATAGCGTAGATACACTCCTCCTTCCTCTATTTATCGTATTTGGTTTGGCGCGAAAGTGCAAGGGGAATTTGGGGAAATTGGGGGGTATGTAGGTGCTATACCTCGGGGAAATTGGGGGTGGCACGCCTGGGGATCTGCCTCCCAGGTGGCGATAGTGAAAAACATGAAATGTTTGCCGAGTGGTAATAGATGGACGCCCCCCCAGGCCCCCGATGGGGGGGATGGCCCTTTAGGGGGGAGATTGGAATGATAATAATTTGCAACGAGCGAGCAGCAACAGCGCGTCTCGTGGTCGCCTGGGCGTCTCCAACCTCATTCCGCATAGGCAATGAAAATAGTGCTTGACATCCACCCCCATGAGGCCCATATGTAAATGGTGAACGGCGATTGTGTTGGATACTCCAACTCTCGCCTGCTGTTTGACAACTGAATAGGAAGATGGAGGAAGCAATGGCGGAAAAGGTATCCGTTTGCAAAAAGGTCTACGTCAACAAGGACGGCGAGGAAACCCGGTCGGCAACCCAGTACTCAACGGCGTTGCAATTCCGGTTTGCCAACGGCATCACTCACGTCGTCAACTATGGCGATCATCCTGTCAACATCAAGACTTGTCTCAGTTGGTTTGGCATTTCCGAGAAATACGGCAATGCTTATGCCGGAGCCAAAGGCGACGCGGACGCGGCCGAGGAAGCGTTCCGATCCATGCAGGAGCAACTGCGAGGCGGAACATGGGTTGAGAAGGCAGAGGCCGGCCCGAGGCCGAGCCTCATCGCCGACGCAATCATCGCGGCACTCAACGCCGCCGGGCAGAAGGTGGACGAAAAGCGCGAGGCTGCGGTTCGCGAAAAGGTCAAGGACAAGGCCACCCGTGAGGGTGCGCTGAACGACCCAGTGATCAAGGCCGAGTACGAGGCGATCAAGGCCAAGCGCGCAGCGGAGCGTGCGAAGGATGCGGCTGCCCTCGCGAAAGGCAAAGAGATTGCAGTATCGGGAGCACTTGCGTTCTAAGCAATACCCCCTGACACTCGCCCCGGTTAGGTCGCCGGGGCTTCTTTTTGCCTTGAATTCGCCGCGATCACAACACCCGATAATCTCCTAAATCTCCCCTGGTATTACCTAGAGTCGCAGCTGATATTGCCTGCTTGTCTGATATCACCGCCCCCCGGCATACATTCCCATATCCATATACGCGCAGGGGAGGCCTCGATACAGGTAGAGGTATATACCCCAGGCAGGTGTAGGTGTCAGGTGTAGCTTACTTAGTAGTTTTTTTTTTATTTTTTTCTCTCTAAGAGACGCCACACCTTAACACCTGCGCCAATGGGAAAACATGCCACGGGGGGGGGGGGGGGCAAAATCAGGCAAGCAGGGCACACCAGCCGTGACGCCACATGAAACCAGGGGTAATTATGGGGTTGACATTCACCATGCAATATGCCATATTGTAAGATGAAGTGCATACAATGCAGTAAGTCATTCAAGTCAACCCTAGAGCACCAGCTATTCCATTCGTCTCGATGTAGGAATCTCTGGGCGAAAGAGCACCCGCGATGTTTCT